TATTTACAGTTCGTGCATAATTAGTTGTATTAAAGTTGTGACCGCCACTAAGCAACTCAACTTTAAACGACGTACACATTGCTTGAGAAATTGCCATTTTTATATCTCCAAAATTTTAATTAAATCTGAATGCCCTGCTTGACGCAGTTTATTCGCTAAAGTTGTGCGGTCAGATGTCACCGCTTGTTTTAAGTACTTCACTAGAACTTGTCTAATGTAGCCCTTAAAAGCTTCTGCTTGATCCCTAATTATAGGGTTTGCATCCTTGCTGACGTACATAATTTTATCTAGTGCAAAATCAGCTAACTCTTCTGGAGTATGACCTCGACCACTTGTTGTATGTACTTCAAAATTAATGTTACCTAAATCTAATTGTTCTATATTCATCGTTGAATTACCGGTATCCTTTCTTGCCCACTTCTGTAAGCATCTCGTCTATTTTTACCTTCACCTAAGTTTTGTAATAACTGCATAGCTTCTGAATACCTTGCAGTATATTGTGTAACTGTATCTGAATCTTCTTTCATGAAAGCAGCTGCTTCAAGTAATGCTCCATAAAAAAGAGCAGTATCAAAGTTATCCCCAAGCCAAGTATTACCAGCAGTAACAATGCTTTCAGGATAGTAATAATAATGTAGCTCGGAATTGTAATCAGCATCTGGTGTTGGACCTAAAATCATTGATGTATCACTAAATATTGCATAATATTGTGGTTGTCCATAAAATCCAGAATCTGTATCTGGAAAAGATTCTCTAATAAAGTTAACGTCTTTATTCAAAAGATAAGTATATTCATTATCACTATTAATTACAGCAATACTAAATGTAGATAACCAATCACCAGGAAGACTAAAGTATTTATTTCCTGTAGTCATAGTACCTGTAACATTTCTACGTAAATCAGGCAGTTGAACAGTATTATAAATACGTTGTTCTGCATTCTGTATAAATATATTTATATCAGTAGTGCTATATTGGTTTTCAGTATACGACTGAATCGCTGCCACTAATTGTGTATAGTTCATTACCTATCCTTATGCCATTGGGCCACGAGCTTTTGTACCTTTTGTTGCTGCGCCATTACCGCGAGTAACAACACCTTCTATCTTTACATCCGTTTCAGGATAGCCAGCAGTGTTAGGTACAGGAACCATTTCTGGTTGCTTGTAGCTCGGTTTACAACATTTTCTATCTTTGTTCATCATTATACTCCTAAGTGGTTGTTACTGTAACAGTTCCTACCTGTCCCTGTCCTTCTAAATCATCTTCAATGCCAGGTATAGCTAGTGCATTATTTAGTCCTACTGGGTCCCAGCCCCATTGTATATCTCTACTACTATATGTTCCTGCTTCACCAAAACTTAAATCAGGTCTTGGGTCTCGCACTGCCTGCGGGTCATCAACAGGATACATACCTTGCATATTTTGTGGATGATCTGGTTCCCAACATTCTTTACAGACTTTTATTTCTGTATTTGTTGTTTTAATTGTAAGTCTCTTTAGTTCCTTTAATTTATATTGAAACCCACATCTATCACACTCTGCTATTGAGTGTTTACCAGAGGTATATGCTCGTCCCATTATCTACCCTTATAAATATTGCTGACGGGGTGCAAGTCTTAAATCAGCTTTTTCTCTATCTTCGGTAGATGCCAACATCCACTGTTCTTCATATTCTTGTTTTAAAAACTGAGTTCTATCGCCAGCATTTGGTATTTTTAAACTTAAATAATATGCTAACCCAGCAACTAAACATGGTAAAAATCTAAATGGTATTTCTTGTGTATTAACACCTGTGCCCGCATCATCAATTCTTTTTAGCTTCCAATATACAAAAGTATAAGAAGTAACACTATCAGGTTTAGGCCATACATTAATAGTAGGTTGAGCTGCTTGTCTATTAACCCAAACTTGTATAGGTCTACCTGTTGCATTTTTATTAGGAATAACCCCCCATGTAGGAGCAGATATTCTTGTGATATTAATATCTTGTTGGTTAGTTCCAGTTCCAGTTCTAATAACTTGTTCAATAATATCTATAGTATCAGTAGGTAGGTTATAAGTTTGAGTACCCGCCACTAAGCTGATTGTGCCTTCTTCGATTGTCCAAAGATTAACACCTCTGTTTGCCCACTCTGCTGTAAGCAAATTTAAACTGCGTCTTGCAGTTCGTAAGTCATATCCAGTTCTAAGTTCAGCACCACATCTTTCAAATGCTTCTTCTACAATCTCGTTGAGATCTAGATTAAATGTTGTTGTTCCTGAAGTTGCCATATTATTATCCTAATTTTATACAACCAGCATGATTCATGCAGGGCCAGTCTGTATACATTCTTCCACCACATGAATCACCTGTTATGTATATAGGTTCGTTTTTTAAAAAAACGTTTGCTCTTGTTTCTACAGCATACCAAAACACTGCTGTAATAAAAACAATAATTAAATAAGTTATAAAATCTTTCTTGTTCATTGAAACTATTTAATTAGTGCCACCAGCTTGTCATCCATCCCCATACGTCATGCCAGTGATGAGAAACCCATTTTTCCCAAACCCATGTCCAGACAACTAACGCTGCCCAGTGTTCCCAATCCCATTCCATATTTATCTCCTATTTCTTTTTTCGTTTAAGAGACGCAACTCTACGGGGTTTACCTGCAGGTTGCCCCAAGCTTTTCTTTTGCGCTATTCGCGAGCGTTTCTCTGCGGTAGTCATTTCTCCTGATGTTTTAGGAGTCTTGCTTGACACACGTTTGCTAGGTCTACAATAGGGAGTACCGCGTGATTCTCCTTTACTACGACCACAGGCTTTGCCGGTTCTTACATCTTTCCATTCTTCTTTGAACCAGCGTTTAAGTGCAGCGCCTTTAGCTGTCTTGCGAACTGCCATTATTTTCCTCTGTTTTTTCTACACTTAGCAATAGCTCCTGAAGCATAAGCGCTAGGAAATACCTTATACTGAGCTTTTACTTTTCTGTAGCAGGCATCTTTAACTGAGCCACCTTTTTTCATATCTCTAATATCTTTTGCTTTAGGAATAGCTACTACTCCTTTTGCTTTTGTTTTAAAAGGACTTCCAGATTCAAACTCTGATTTTCTTTTTTTATCTTTTTCTAATAATTCATAGCCTTTTACTGAGCCGCCCAGTTTCATTTTCTTGATGGCACCCATGCCACGACATTTCATCATTAGCATTTACCGCCGCGTTTCATAGTTTTAGCTTTTTGCATTTTAGCTTTAGCTACATTTCTGCCATCTTTTTTCATAAGTTTTGATTCGTTCATTTTCTTATGTGCAGAGTCTTTCATAATTTTTCCGTCTGGCATTTTGTGATAGCCTGGTTTTACTTTACCACCTTTTTCCATTTTTTTAACTTTACCACCATAAGACATTTTTCTTTTAGTTCCACAGTTAGACATAATTAGACCATCCTTCCTTTAGTTTTACCACGAACACAGACACCATCACGTTTACATTTTTTGACCATGCCTCCTTTTTTCATACTTGCTGCTTCCAAAGCTTCTTTCTTTTCTCTTCTACGTCTTTCAATAAGAGATTCTTTTTTATTTGCTTTCTCTTGATATTCTTTGGCTTTTAACATATCTTCGTAGCCTTTATCAATCATTTCTTTTTCTGATTTATATTTTGAAGCTAATTTAGAAGCAGCTTTATCAATATTTCTTAATATTGGTTTTCCTTTAGCTATTTTTAATCCTTCAGCATAGGCCTCTTGGTTTCTGGTCATTTTGTCATTAGCCATAATTACACCATCCTTCCTTTTGTTTTACCTTGTTTACAAATACCATCACCTCTACGGCAATTAGTTTTAGATTTAGATTTGGATTTAACGGCGCCGCCTTTTTTCATACCAGGAGGCATGGGATCATAAGGTGATCTTTCCTGTGGTGGAGGCATCATCCCCCTCAACTGTGCCCCAGCCGCAATAGGAGCACTTAGAGCGGCTGCTTCTTCTAGAGACATTCCTTTACGCATAGGTGGTTTTGCTTGTGCTGCTCTACCCATTTCCGCACGCATTTTCTGTCTTTCTCGCATTGCTTGTCTTTGATCTTCTTCGGCTTTTTGCATACCTTCTCTTATTCTAACCATGGCAGCAGGCGCTTCGCCCAGTGGGCCACCGCCTTCGTATTTCTTGACTTTCTTTTTCATTTTAGTCTCCTTAGTAAATTCTTTACCTACTTTAGTAGGCACTCCAACTTTCTTAGCAAACTTAGGATTGTTAGCCACGGCTTGCATAAACTTTTTTTGCTTTTTACTTTTTGCTGGCATCGCGTTCTCTTTCTAAAGCTTTAATGTATTCTCTGTGTTTCTTAGCATCAAACTTTTTGCCTTGCACAGGTTTTACAGGTTCTTCTTTAGTTTGAACAGCTACTTCTGGTTTGCCTACAAAGAGTTCTTTTAAAAATTTAAACATATTATTTCATCCAGTACCCGGCTATAAATGCTATAGCAGCAGCAAATCCGCTGAACATATACATAGCGACTTTCTTACCTCCACTAAGCTCAGACAGCACTTTTTCAATATTATCTATTTTGGTATCCATCTTATCAACTTTTACCATAATGTGATCTATATCACGTTTCATATGATCTATCTCCGCTGAATGAACTGCTACAGCTTCTTGCACTTTTTCCATTTTAACATTTCCACCTTCTACGCGCTTGACGTAATCTTGAGTTAGGATCTTTAGCCGCTTTTGGGAAGTCTTTCATTTGTCCTGCAGA